TTACGTTTCCACGGGCATATAGCTTTTCAAGATTGGGAAAAAATTTACTCATCGATCGGATCTGAAGGATTGATCGGGGCAGACTCTGGAAGCATTGGAAAGATTTTTGATACCGGTGATCAGAAAGTATGGAACCGAAATATTATCTGGCAAGGTCAAGTATTTGAGCCAATGGCGCTTGAGGTGTCTGGCCTTGAAATGCGTTCGGACGGTAAAGCTTCAGCGCCGACATTGACAATGGCAAACAATATTAACGGTATTCAACATGCTGTGTCTGCTTACTGTTTGCAGTTTAAAGATTTTGCTGGTGCAAAACTTAAAGTGATTACCACACTTGCTAAATACTTAGATGCTGAAAACTTCACAGCAGGTAATCCAACTGCATCGAATGAATCAAAAGAGCAAATCTGGTACATCGAACAAAAGACATCGGAAAATGCCCAGCAGGTTACTTTTGAACTTTCAAATCCGATTGATTTTGAAGGCTTGAAAATTCCTGTACGTCAAATTACTTCTTATTGTAGTTGGGAATATCGCGGGGAAGAGTGTGGTTACACCGGGGCAGCTATGTTTACCGAGAAAGATGAGCCAACAGACAACCCTGCTTTAGATCGTTGCTCATACAGATTGTCTGGTTGTGAATGTCGATTTAGTAAAAACAAGCCTTTACCCTTTGGCGGATTCCCAGCTTCAAGCATGTTGTGAGGTCTTATGAAACTGACAGCAAAAATTAAAAAAGCAATCATGGCCCATGCTGATGCATGTTACCCGCATGAAAGCTGTGGGGTGATTGTCGAAA